ATAAGGTGCAAATTCAGGAATATCATCCACTTCTTCTTTCTTTTTAATAGGACGCATAGCTTTAAGTTTCTCAAGCTGTTCTTTTGCAATACGTTCTTGTTTATCTTCAGTTCTCTTTTTTATATTTCCTAACCTAAAATGCTGCCCTGCTTCAGGTTTTTTACCTTCCCACAATCCTTCATCATAATAGTAAGGTCTACCTTTATAAGGGTTTTTAGGTCTATTACTAAGTTTATTAGGATTTGCATTAGTTGGAACATAATCATTATCATCTGATTTTTTATTCAACATTTTATGCAATGATTTAGGATCATTTAGTAAGACATTAACATCGATCTCATTCTCGTTGTTATTTACGTTTACAGGTGATTTTTTGTTATTAGAAATAGATCTTTTCATGGATTGTACTTTATTAAAATTTTCATAATGCTATAATACAATTAATTAGCACCATCAATCAAGTATATTCAATGAATTACGTTACTTTAACATCTGATTTACAAACATACATGTTACGTACCGATGAGCCGTATGTAGCTAAATTAAAGGATATAATACAACAAGGTATTATCAGAATTTATAACAATGCTAAAGATATTGGATTTGAAATTGTAGAAGACATTCCTTTAGCTAATAATAATTTTGTAATAGAAAAACCTGGTAATTGGCGTGAAACAATTAGTATGGGGTTAGTAAATGCAGGATCTATAACTTACTTATTACCAAGAACATATGAGTATTGTATAACATATCAACCAACTGTTGCAACAGTTGGAACACCTAAATTTTATTATGATTTTGCAATTAATGCTGATGGAACATATAGATCTTGGAATGTAGTACCTGCTACTAATAGAGATTGTCGTATAATTGTAGTGTACTTAGGTATACCTTTATTTGATGCTACTCATGATACTAATTTCCTAACTCAAAGATACCCTAACTTATTACTTTATTCTTGTTTAATGGAAGCATCTTTATTTTTAAACAATGAAGAAGCTAGAAATAAATACGAAATGATGTTTGGTAAAGAATTAGAAACTATCAATAGGATGAATGTTGATAGAACTACCGATAGAACAATTGTGAGAGATAAATCTTAATATGCGAGTACCTTTACTTTACAAAGCAGGCATCCTTAGAGACGGCACAACATTTCAAGATGAATATTGTGTCGATGGTCAATGGATACGTTTTGTCGGTGGTAAAATAAAAAAGATGAAGGGGCAAAGAGAATTAATAAACTCTCCTCAACATGTAAAATATTTAAATGTTCAATTTACAAATAATACTACTTATTTATTCTATGCAACTGGAAATACAGTAAATAGATTAAATTTAAACTTAAATACTAACACCTTAAGTAACGATATAGAACTACTAAATAATGGTGTTAATGTAGGTTTAGTTACATGGACATCTGTTGTCTTTATTAGAGATTTACAACCATGTATTGCATTCTTACGAACACTTAACGCAAATAACATGCTTGCTACCTTCCCTGGCACATTATCTTGGAAACTATTAAACAATGATAATGTATTAGTAGATGCTCCTATTGGTGATAATGCTAACTTAATATCTGGTGGTATCTTATATTCTGCTCCATGTTTATATCTATATGGGAATAACGGCACTATTCTTAGAAGTAGAACAAATGATCCATTATCTTTTGATGGAGGTGACTCGGCTATTTATACCATATCTTCAGATAAACTTATTTTTGGAGCAAGTGTAAGAGGTGGGAGTAATGCTCCAAGTTTCTTATTTTGGACAGCAAATTCAGTTATCTATTTAACAAACGTTGCTGATGGTAGAGACGTAAATATCCCTGTAGACTTCCAAAAAGAAGTAGTTACTAATAATTCTTCGTTAATGTCATCAAGATCAATAGTTCAGTATGACAGTTTGTTTTTCTGGCTTGGTACTGATCGTATATTTGTATATAACGGCATTGTAGATAGTATACCTAATACTATAAATTTAGAATATTTTTTTGATAATGTTGACTTAGGTAAAAGGCAACTAATATTCGGCTATAAAATAGCTCGATATGGAGAAGTACGCTGGGCGTATCCTGAGTATGGCAATAGAAATAATCCTAATATTGGTTGCACTAGAGAACTTGTTTATAATGTTAGAGAGAATAGTTGGTATGATACGGCTATCCAAAGAGATTGCGTAACTGTTTATGAAGGAACAGGTGATATTTTTAGTTATGGGGATGCTTGTACTAACTACCCTTATGATCCAGATGTTTATTATAAAAAAATATGGAGACAAGAAGTTGGTGTTGCAGAAGTTAGAGGTGGAGGGTTTGTTTACCAACGTACTTTAGGTGGTGTAGCTTCATCTAATACTGGACTTACTAACGATGGTGGTGGTCCACCTAATCCTCAGAGGGCATTTTTAGTTCCTCCTGTTATTAACCAACCTTATGGACAAGTTCCAAATACAAATTTAATGTATGATTATGGGTTAGGTAATTTACAAACTATTTCACGAATCGAAATAACAAATGCTAACGTTGATACAAAAAACAATTATTTTTGTAATATCCAATCTTCACTAGATCTTATAAATTGGAATCAAATACATGTTTCAACTCAAAACTTTATTGGCAGTCAAACTTTAACATTTGATATTCCTGGTGCGCAACCTGCACGGGCATATAGATTAGTAGCTGATCCTAACGTTGCTAATAATTTTTTAATTGCATTTAATCTGCAAGCAAGAGTTAATATTCCTGTAAATACCATACCAATACCTTCTTTCTTTACTACTCCTTTTTATGGGTTTGTAACGTTCAATCCAGCTAAGAATGGTAATGCAATAGAAAAATACATTGTGCTAGATCAAATAGAGCCTGATTTTCCTGCAACAGCTAACTATGAACGCACAGAAGATGATACTCTTGAAATTACAGTTAATTATCAAAAATATGCTGGAACTAGTATAACACGTACTGCGCCAATTACGTTTAATTTAGCAAATTTACCAGATGAAGATGAGCCTAATTTAGGTAAAATAGATTTTAGAGTACAAGGTAGATTTATGAACATTACATTTTCATGTGCTTACCCTTATGATGTTGGTACTGTTTTAATGAACTTTAAAGAAGGGGATAGTCAATAATGGCACAATTACCTTTTCCACAATATATATCAATAAAACAATGGGCAGCAGAATTACTACGAATATATAAAAATGAAAGATTACCTGTTTTATATGATGAAAATAAATGGCAAGAATGGGCTAACTATGTTGCTGGAACAGGGATATTTAGAACTAATGGTATCCCATCAGCTACGGGAATAAAGAACTCAAAAAAGACAGATTCTTTTAAAGATTGGCAAGAATGGGCAAAGGCTGTATATATTATAATGATTAAGGTTAAACAGTAACGATATGAAAAAGCAAAAATTAAATTACATATTAGAGCAAGTACGTAAGAAGGGTCGTAACGGCGATACTATCTTAGCGCATATAAACCCTTTAGAAGCTAAAATGCTTAAAAGAGCTGGTGGTAGCGGTACAATAAACCCTAAAACAGGTCTTCCTGAATTTGGACTACTTAGCAACCCTAAAAAATGGTTTAAAAGTGTAATTGGTCCAGGTGTTGGTGCAGTTGTAGGTAATATGATTTTACCAGGTATTGGTGGGGTTATCGGCGGTGCTGCTGGTGGAGCATTCGGCACTAAAGTACGTGGTCGCAAAGATGTAGGACAAGCAGCTCTAAGAGGTGCTGCAATGGGCGCAATGTTACCGACAGCAGCTGGCTTAGCTGGTACTGGTGCAAATGCTATGGGAGCAAAAGGTGTTGGTCACACATTAACTAAGTATGGCAATGTTAACGCACTATTACCTTCTATTGGTCTTGGCGGTAATGATACAGCAGCGTATGGTGGTAATGCACTTATGTCAGGTATGCAGGGGGGTAATAAAATAAGCGGTGTTAGCGCAGGTGATGATAGTGATGATGGTGATTTTGAAAACCAATTACAAAAATATCTTAGAAAGAAGAGTGATGAGGATAATAATTTAAGTTTTATGGATAAACTTGGTAGAAATTCCAAGGATTATATGACTAAACCCAAAAATCTATTATCACTTGGAACAACTGGTCTTACTCTTTATGATAGAATTAATGCCCCTAAACCAAAGAAAGAATTAACTCCGATGCAAAGAGGGAAAGCTACTAAGGAAGAAATGTTAGCGGCAAGATTAACTCCTGCTGAAATGGCAGATCAAGAGCAATATGAGTTGGCTATGGAACAAGCTCGTAGAAGAAATTCTCGTAAAAAATTCTTACCAGAAG